GGGTTAGATATTAATTATGTATATCAAAGTACCGCATTTGAACAAATGCGAAAAGGTACACTATCTATTGCGTTAGATCGAGTTCACGATAATATTCAATTGGTTGACGAATATGATTATACCGGCACATCAGCGTTGGGCGATGACGAGAAGCTTGTATTCTCTGCCAACGTTGAAGATATTGATGGGTATAAATCCATTGTTGTATCTTACACAAACGCCAACGTGTCCGACGTTGCAACCTTAACCTATTCATACACTGCACTTAGTTAATGCTCATAGCTGAACAGCTTCAAAAAACCAGGCTTACCATCTGGTACACCTTTCGACAACACCTTGAAGAATCTCTCGATCCATTTTCGGATGTTGCCGAATTCTTTCGCCGCTTACCAAGAGTTAAATTTTATACCGACCCATACGATAGTAGCCGCTGGCCCACAGCATGGGAACTTATTGATGAAAATGAGTATTGTGAATTCAATTTAATTTTAGGAATGTGTTATACTCTACAATTAACAGAGCGTTTTAAGAATAGTCAAGCTACGATAAATGTAGCATCCGACACTATCAATAAAACGGTATATTATTTGCTGATAATAGATGATAAAGTATATGGGTATGAGGATGAAGAATGGATTGATGCGACAGACTTACCTAAGTCGGTAACAATGCAAAAGATTTACACAATGAAGCCGCTCCACTAAATATGAACCTATACGCCTTTAAAGAATACAAAAATGACCAATATAACTGTAATTAAACGCAGCGGTAAGAAAGAATCGCTAACAATTGAAAAATGGCAGACACAGATTGCAAAGGTGTGTAGTGGAATTGCTGACGTTAGTCAAAGCATGATTGAGATTAAAAGTCAGCCTCATTTCTATGATGGTATTACTACAAAAGAAATTGACGAGATAACTTTGCGGGCCATCGTAGATTTAATCGATGTGGAAACGAATCCGGATCTTGGTCACGTAAATTATCAATATGTAGCGGGCAAGCAACGTCTTAGTATGTTGCGTAAGGATGTTTATGGCTCCTACGAGCCTCCCCACCTTTACGAAATCGTAAAGAAAAATGTAGCAACAGGATTGTATACTGCAGAGCTTCTTGAGTGGTATAGCGAAGAAGACTGGAACAAAATGAATGACATGCTGGATCACGAAAAAGATGAACTATACGGGTATGCAGCAATTGAGCAGTTGATTGAAAAATATCTTGTAAAGAATCGTGCTACCAAGGAAACTTATGAAACTCCACAAATTCGTTACATGGTTGCAGCCGCCACTGTATTCCATAAAGAAGAACCTAACTCAGCACGTATGCGATACATTAAAGAGTATTACAACGCCGCCAGTGATGGTCTTTTTACTCTTGCTACTCCTGTACTCGCTGGCCTTGGTACTCCTACCAAACAGTTTAGTTCCTGTGTTCTTATTCGTAGCGATGATGATCTCGACTCTATTTTTGCCTCTGGGGAAATGATGGCCAAGTATGCTAGTAAACGTGCTGGCATTGGTTTAGAGATTGGACGTTTACGCCCATTAGGCAGTCCCATCAGAGGCGGTGAGATTATGCACACAGGTATGATACCATTCCTGAAAAAATGGTTCGGAGATTTGCGTTCATGTTCACAAGGAGGTATTCGCAATGCTAGTGCTACTGTATTCTATCCTATTTGGCATCTTCAGTTTGATGATCTTATTGTGCTTAAGAACAACCAAGGAACAGAAGAAACCCGAGTCCGTCATATGGATTATGGGGTTGTGCTTAGTGCTTTCTTCTGGAGACGATTTAAAAACAAAGAAGACATAACGTTCTTTGATCCCAACGAAGTACCTGACTTGTATGAAGCATTTTATAAAAACACTGAGTTGTTCGAAGAGCTGTATGTCAAGTATGAAAAACAAAAAGGTCTTCGCAAGAAGACCATGAGTGCTGAAGAAGTATTCAAGAGTGGTATACTAAAAGAGCGTACTGACACAGGACGTATCTATCTGGTGTTTATTGACAATGTAATGAACCAGGGTCCGTTTGACCCAGAGTACCACACTATCTATCAAAGCAATTTATGTTGCGAGATCCTATTACCCACAAAATCTTTCAAACGTCTAGATGATGCTGAAGGTCGCATAGCGTTATGTACACTGGGATCAATCAACTGGGGAGCATTCCGTAACCCAGAAGACATGCGCCGTGCTTGTCGTATACTACAACGTAGCCTGTGCAATATTTTAGATTACCAAGACTTCCTTTCAATCCAGAGCAAATTAAGTAACGACGAAATTAGTCCACTAGGAATTGGTGTTACTAATTTGGCTTACTGGCATGCCAAACGTGGCCTCAAGTATGGCGAGAAGGATGCACTACAAGAAGTTAAAAGTTGGATGGAGCATCTTGCATTTTACTTGACTGAAGCCACAGTTGAGTTGGCCAAAGAGCGAGGTGCATGTACTACAAGTCAGCACACACGATATGGTCAAGGTACTTTCCCCTGGGAACTACGAGCAAAGGGTGTTAATCAGTTGGCAAACTTTGACCCGGAACTTGACTGGGAAACACTGCGTACAAATATGAAACAGTATGGAGTTCGCAATGCCACACTAATGGCTATTGCGCCAGTTGAAAGCTCAAGTGTTGTTATTAACAGTACAAATGGTATCGAGATGCCAATGAGTTTAATTTCAGTTAAAGAAAGCAAAGCAGGATCATTTGTACAGGTTGTACCGGAGTATCACAGATTAAAAAACAAGTATCAGATGATGTGGGAACAGAAAGACTGCGACGGCTATTTGAAAACAGCAGCCGTTCTCGCCGCCTATGTTGATCAAAGTATCAGCACAAATACATTTTATAACCCGGCACACTGGCCAGATCGTAAAGTTCCAACCACACTGATTGCCAAGAACTTGATGCAGGCACACATGTGGGGATTGAAAACATTCTACTACAGTCTAATTAACAAACAAGGTAGTAAGGCAGATGCAGAAGATGCTCCTACCATGCTTGAACCAATCAACTTTGATGACGAAGAAGATTGTGAGGCTTGTAAACTATAAGGAATTGACATGTTAAAAGATAGAAGAGTATTATTAGAACACGATATTAAAACAGCACACGACCGTGCCGCAGAGATGTATTTAGATATTGTGGTAAACAACGGCGATGTTCACAGTGAAGAATATCAACAGGCACGAGATCGAATCTCTAAGTTGGAGTTTGATCTCAACATGGTTAATCAATTAATTCACAGAGGACATCAATGAGTAAACAACAATATAATCTAACAACTAAAACAGATTATTTAAATCGTAAGATGTTTTTGGACCCAGCAGGCCCAGTTACCATTCAACGCTTTGAAGAAGTAAAATACAAAAAGATAGCAGACTTTGAAGCAACGGCACGTGGTTTCTTTTGGCAACCAGAAGAAATTAGTTTAACTAAAGATTCAAATGATTTCAAAGATGCCAGCGAAGCTGTGAAACATATCTTTACCAGCAACTTGCTACGTCAAACAGCACTGGATAGTTTGCAAGGTCGCGGTCCAAGTCAAATCTTTATGCCAGTAATCAGTTTACCCGAACTAGAAGCCTTGGTGTACAACTGGACATTCTTTGAAACTAATATTCACAGCAAGAGCTACAGTCACATCATCCGTAACATCTACAATGTGCCCAAAGACGTGTTCAACACAATCCACGACACTAAAGAGATTGTGGACATGGCTAGTAGTGTAGGCGACTATTACGAAGCATTGCACATAGTCAACTGCCGCAAACAGATGGGCGAGACAGTTACTGAAAAAGAACATATCCGTGCAATCTGGATGGCACTACATGCAAGTTATGCTTTGGAAGCATTCCGATTTATGGTATCATTTGCTACAAGTCTAGCAATGGTTGAGAATAAGATTTTTATGGGTAACGGTAATATTATCAGTTTGATCCTACAAGACGAATTACTGCACAAGGGGTGGACAGCCTACTTGATCAATCAAGTAATCAAAGAAGACTCTCGCTTTGCCGAAGCTAAACAAGAGTGCGAGGCAGAAGTGTATGCATTGTATATGGATGTGATCCGTGAAGAAAAGGACTGGGCCACATATCTATTCAACAAAGGTCCAGTTATTGGACTCAACGCAAACATTCTGCGTGACTTTGTGGACTACACAGCAGTGGGCGCATTAAAAGATATTGGTATCAAGTATCAAGCAAGTGCTCCAAAGTCAACTCCGATTCCTTGGTTCAACAAACACGTTGACACTAGCAAGAAACAAACTGCACTGCAAGAGTCAGAAAGTACCAACTATGTGCTAGGGGTTATGTCAGAGGAAATGGATTATGATGCATTGCCGGCACTGTAAGGAAATATCATGAAAGCTATTGTGTGGTCTAAGTACCATTGCCCTTATTGCGATCAAGCCAAGGCACTATTAAAACAAAAAGACATTCCATTTGAAGAAAAGAAAATCGGCGACGGATATACTAAAGAAGAATTACTAGAAGCTGTGCCTAATGCCAGAACTGTTCCACAAATATTTTTAGACGATAAATTAATAGGCGGGTTCACAGAACTTAAAAAACATTTAGAAAAGGTATAATATGTTCATTTCAAAAGGCGTAACAGAGGGCGAAGTAATCACATTAAAACTAACAAGCGGAGAAGAGATTATTGCTAAGTTAGTAGAAGACGGCCCAATGTATTATAAGCTGTCAAAGCCAATGGTTATTGCAATGGGCGCAAAAGGCCCGGGGCTAATGCCGTACTTGTTTACTGTTAGTCCAAACGCAGATGTTAGATTATCTAAGAGCACAGTTACAGTAGCAGAAGCAACCGACGAGTCATTTGCTAAACAATTCCTTGAGTCAACAACTGGTATTGCGTTAGCGTAACGCCCATAATCATAGTGTATAAATACACTATGACTTACAAAATTAGGGCAGGCGCCCCATTTGATTTAGATAATTTATTCAACAGACCGGCTATAGATGCCGGTCCCATCGTTAATCTGTATCCAAATGCTATATTAAGTAATATTGATGGCGGAGATTTTGTGCAGGCTGTAACATTTACAGTAGACGGCGGATTCATCCCGGCAGCTGGAACTGCAACGTATGATCCAAGTAGGATATACGACGAAACTGACATAGTGCCTGATTAATATGACTACTCCAACAGGCAGCATTTTATTACGTCGAGGACCCACTACTGATCGAGTAGCGTTTGTACCACTTGATGGTGAAATAATATACGACAGCAATCAAAAGAAAATATTTATTGGTGACGGTTCTACCTACGGCGGGAATGCCGTAGGTACTGCACCTGGATCAATGTCAGACAGCTTTACAAACATTGTAGTAGCCGGACAATCTAATGTAGTAGCTGATTCAAGTACTGATACATTAACATTAGTAGCTAGTACTGGTATTGCTATAACTACTAACGCAACAACTGATACTATCACTATTGCAAGTACCGTAGTTGATACTAATACAACTTACGGAATTAGTGCAGAAACTGTTACAGGTGGCGCAAATTTACGATTAACTGGCAGCGACAGTTCAACTGACAACATTACACTTACTAGCGGAACTGGAATTACGGTTAGTAGAACAAGTGCAGATGAAATAACCATCACAAATGCATCAACCGGTACGACATATAGTATTAGTGCAGAAACTGTTACAGGTGGCGCAAATTTACGATTAACTGGCAGCGATAGTTCAACTGACAATGTAAAAGTTACAGGCGCCGGCACAGTGACAGTTACTCGTCCTGATGCTAATACTATTACAATTACAGGAAGTGCTCTTGGTGACATAGTATTAGATGATTTAACTGACGTTTCTATAACAACACCAACAAATAATCAAGTTTTAAAATATAACGGTAGCTATTGGTATAACGGCACTGATGCAACAACCGGCGGCGGCCTGTCATCTAATAGCTTTGAAACTATTGTAGTAGCGGGACAATCTAGTGTAGTAGCCGATTCAAGTACTGATACATTAACATTAGTAGCCGGTGCAGGAATTAATATAACTACTAATTCAACCACTGACACTATTACTATTGCTAACACCGGGCAATCATCAATTGCTGCGGCTGAAACCGCAGCAGGAACTACACAAGGTACTGCTACTGTATTAACATCGATTGTAAACAATGTAACCACTGTCGATGCGCTAACTGGAGTTAAACTTCCAACAGCTATTGCAGGAACACGTCTGCTTGTGTTTAATAATGGGTTGAACACTATGGCAGTATATCCTGCTAGCGGAGCAACTATTAATAGTTTGGCAGCTGATACAGCATTTTCGTTAGGTGTAAGTACACGATTAGAATTTGTTGCGGTATCAACTACACAATGGTATACAATGAATGCAACATATGCATAAAGGATTAACATGACAGGAATTGTTCGAGCTAATGCCGATGCGCATAATGGACATTCAGGATATAGAGTCCCGTTTCATAAAACATCTTATGCAAGTGGTAGTGGAAATGTTTTTGTAAATGGTGAACCAGCTGTAAGAAAAGGAGACTCGTTGGCGTGTGGGGATACCGCAGTCGGAGCCTCCTCTAACGTCTTTGTCAACAGTATACCAGTTCACCGACAAGGTGACTCGACTAGTGGACATGGCAATTGGGTTCCGAACGCAGCCGCCAGCGGTAGCTCTAATGTAATTGCCAATTAGTTTGACTATGTAACTTACATACTGTATAATAACAGTATGAATATATACTTAGACATGGACGATGTTGTTGCCGATTGGCATGGACAGGCACAACGAGTTCTTAAACTACGCTGGAACAAAAACGGTGACCGTATCCCACAGGAACAATGGGACCGAGTCAAAGACGACATGCGGTTTTATCGCAACTTGCCTTTAATGGAAGGCGCACACGAATTGGTATCAATGTGCCAAAATTATATTAGTCGTAATCCCCAATTTCATCTACGTTTCCTTACAGCCGTACCACATGATTACTCAATGCCCCTAGCAGCAAGTGATAAAGTCATGTGGGCATTTGATCACTTCCCCGGAGTTCCGGTCACTATTGGACCATTCAGCCACGATAAATGGCGACACTGTAAAACCAAAGGCGATATTCTAATCGATGATAGGCATAGTAACTGTAAAGAATGGGAAAGTGCGGGTGGTGTAGCACACATCTTTACTACTTGGGAAAACTGCAAACCATGGTTAGTATCAGTATTGCAAACGCCAACAGACGCTGTAGCTAATTAATATAACAACAAGGAGACTATTATGTCAGCAAACAAATATCAAGAATTTACAAAAATCGTCGAAGCAATGGAAACAGACTTTGAAAAATTTTACGACAAAGAAGTTAGTGCTGCCGGTACTCGTGTTCGTAAGGCTTGCCAAGAGTTAACCAAACTGTGCAAAGACACACGTAACGATGTTACCGCAATTAAAAACGCCCGTAAAGAACCAAAGTAAGTCAACTAAATACTAGTCTACGGCGTTATATAAGTATACCGGAGATTATTATGAAAAAGATTATTTTATCAATGCTACTGATAGTTGTAGCAGGAACAGCCAGTGCTCAGTGGCGTCATCACCATCATGGCCACGGTCCGACAGTTATATATAGAGACAGCAATTGGGCTGCTCCGTTAATCCTAGGCGGTATTGTTGGCGCCGTTATTGCAAATCAACAACAATCTGTCATTGTTCAACAGCCGCCAGTGTATGTACAACGACAAACTGTGTGTACAGAATGGAAAGAGATTCAATATCCCGATGGACAAGTCTATCGTGAAAGGACTTGTACACAATAATGGCTTACTCTGAAAAAGTTGTGGATCACTATGAAAATCCCAGGAATGTCGGATCTTTTGATAAGAGTGATACTGATATTGGTACTGGTATGGTTGGCGCACCTGCTTGCGGCGATGTAATGAAACTACAAATTAAAGTAGAAGATGGAATTATTACCGATGCGAAATTTAAAACGTATGGCTGCGGGTCGGCGATTGCAAGCAGTTCTCTTATTACAGAATGGGTCAAAGGTAAAACACTTGACCAAGCAGGCAGCATTAAGAATAGTGAGATTGCAGAAGAACTTGCGTTACCTCCGGTCAAAATACATTGTAGCATATTGGCCGAGGATGCCATTAAAGCCGCAGTAGCTGACTACAGGTCTAAACATGATATCTATAACTGAAAAGGCCGCACTTAAAGTACAACAGGTTATTATTCGAAGAGGCAAGGGCCAGGGAATCCGCCTTGGTGTTAGAACCACAGGATGTAGTGGACTTGCTTATGTATTAGAGTATGTGGACACACCAACAGTCGACGACATATGTTACGATTGCAGAGATTGTAAAATATTTGTTGATCCAAAAAGTCGTGTGTATCTACAAGGATTAGAAATAGACTATGTGCGCAACGGTCTTAATGAAGGATTTGAATTTAATAATCCTAATTCCAAAGGCGAGTGCGGATGTGGTGAAAGTTTTAGAGTATGAAGAAAGTGTGGGATAGAAAAGCAACTCGAGATTGGATAGCTCAATTAGAGCATAGAATCGAAGACATCGAGTACTATCTGCGAAAGACTGTAGAATGGTGTGAAGCCAATGATGTATGCAGTGATCGCAGTGTATTTGCGTGTGTGGTAATGACAGCAGTTTGGGTCAGCCATATGCGTAATGAACCAATTTCAAAACAAGAGCTGTTTGAAATTTTGGGCGTCAAGGGCTGGGATAGCATTGATGATGCCGTTTATGAATTTAACCGTGATTACGAGACCTTCGAACACGAAGAACTACTGGAATTAGTTGCAAGCTCATTTTAATTGACAGTTGCCAGCTTAGGCAGTATAATTGTTATATGTTCTTAACTATTAGTCATAAACTATGAGTATGCATTTATGTGGCCCTGCTCTTACTACTACAGGTAAGAAAAAAGGTAAAAAGAAATTCGCATCTGCGGAACATAAACGAAAGGCGGAACAATTGGATCAAGAGTGGAAAGATCTTCAAAAACGCTGGGGCGTTGAAGCAGACAACAGAAAACGAGCTAAGGGATTAGCATCGCCAGTTTGGCAACCTGAAAAGATCGCATATAGAGGATCAAGTGAGCCAAAGATTCCAAGCCTAAATAGTGGGTTGGGAGTAGCAATCTTAGCACCAGCAAAAGTATATACTGGTACTAAGGTTAAAGGTATTGCCACTATGCATAAGAGTAATGCAGTACCAGTTTTTTCAGACGAAGAAGCTGTGGATATTAGTCGAATGCGTAGATAAGTATTTTTCATAAACACAAAGGAGAAAGAATGATTAAACTCATTAAAATCTTGCTTGTATCATTAGGACTGGCATTAGTTGGCTATATCGGATACAAAGCGGTCATGTATAAACTTGACCCATCTAAGCAATTAGTAATGGCTAATACTGCTGTTACTGCAGAAGTACGTAACAAACAATTGGACTGTCTTGCTCGTAATATCTATCACGAAGCCGGCGGAGAACCATTTGAAGGTAAGGTAGCAGTTGCACAAGTCACTATCAATCGAGCAAACAGTGGGCAATTCCCAAGTGACATCTGTAAAGTAGTGTACCAAAAGAATGTAGTGTACGAAAAGGTGCTTTGCCAATTTAGTTGGTACTGTGAAAATGCTAGTTCAGTAAAGCCCAAAAATATTAAAGCATTTCGAGAAAGTGAAATAGTAGCAAGACAAGTATTGTTAGAGAACTTTAGGCTACCCAGTCTACAGCAGGCCTTGTACTTTCATGGTGCTCAAATTAATCCAAAGTGGAATAAAGAGCGAGTTGGTCAAATTGGAAATCACATTTTTTACAAATAAGGAAAAATTATGCAAGTTAGTTTAAGAGAATTGGTTAATGTTAAAAAGATGATGGATAGCCTGCGAGAAAACATCGGGCACCTAAGTGCAGAGACATTGGGATGGATTGGCGTTATTTTAGTGCATTTGGCTACGATTCCAACTTTGGTTGCTGTGCTTACTGGCCTAACCGAAAAGCTACCTCCAGTGGACATTGTGGTTTTAATGTGGTTGGGCTTGTTCATGTTCTTTATCCGAAGCGTAATCGCTAAAGACCTATTGAACATTGTTACAATTGGATTTGGATTTTTTGTCCAAGCAATCTTGATGGCATTGATTATTTTTAAATAACCAAAAGACATTGACATCAAGACCCTCTGGTAGTATAATAGATACTACAGAGGGTTTTTACTTTAACACACACAGAAAGGCAAATATGAAAAACTTTGTAATTGGTACAATCTTCGGATTGATTTTGGCTACAGTTGGATTTAGCGGCATTGCTAAAATGCTAGACAAGGGCGTAGACACAGTTAAAACACACAGTCAGGAGATGGCAAAATGAAAAAGGCACTAACACTTATTCCTATTGTAATTGCACTTACCGCTTGCAGTGGGATGACTACTCTTAAAACAGAGAATCTCGAATCAAAGTCTGTACCTACATGGTATTTGGATTATGCTGATACAGGCAGTGAATCCACTAAATGGTACAAGCCATGGGATCAATCGGGCATGTACTATGCAGTTGCCGAAGATGTTAGCCCTTCAATGGAAATGTCCATGAAGAAAGCTACGCTCAAAGCCAAAGCAAAGATTGCAGATCGAGTTAACGGTGAAATGAACAACCGTACTACTATCAAGTATGATGAAGCAGGATCGCCTGATCGTCCAACTGGTACTGGATCTGCACAAGATGTAATCGTTAATTTGATTGCAGAATCGGTACTACGCACATATGGCGTTGAGAAGAAAATGGTTATCTACAATCCAGAGATGCATAACTATCGCTCGTTTGTCATGTTGAAGATTAGCAAGAAGGACGTTGACTCGCTTGCATCAACATATGACAGTAACAAGCAAGTTAAGTTGCAAGGTCGGGTTGGCGGCAAGTCTCTAGACGAAACTGCTAGTGAAGTTCTTAAACAATCAAGGCAATAACATGTTCAATCAAACTATTGATCGATTTACGCTGGAACAGCAAATTATGACTTGCTGGAGTGTAGTTGAAGATTTGCAAATGGTAGCTAACCGTGGCGAAGGCAAGTTAGAAAATTTCCAAGCATTGTCTCGTATCTACCAACTTAAATTTGAAACGCTGTTTGACACGTTTGAACAGTTAATTGCAGAAGGCAAGATTATATAATGAAATCCGTCATCGCACTATTATGCATATTAAGTCTCGGGGGATGTGGATCAACTACTCCCATTAAGACAAGTGAGCAGTTTTGTGATTTGAAAAGTAAGACTGTATCAGTTAAAGATAAAACTGGGCGAGTAGTCGATGAGGGATCTATAGATGTTATGGTGTGTAATGATAACAAAGTAGATAGATTATTTCACGCAAAAAGCGGCATGGCCCGTGACTGTGGCGAATACAAGTATGTAATGACTCTTAACGGACGACCTGTAGAAAGGACTGGATATGCGTGTCAAAAATATAATGGTACTTGGGAAGTTGTTCCTCATCCTAGCATGTACCAATAGTTACGCCCAATCATGGAGTGGGCCCATGAATCAAGATCGTGTTAAAAACGATGGGTTCCTGGCGTTTGCCTACAACATGTCAATTTACTACGGATCACGATTAGGTAAGATGGATGGTGCGTTACATACACAGGCAGTATACCACGCACTTAATAATCTTGAAAACGGTGAAACCGTAGAATGGTTTAATGACCGCAGTGATAGTCAAGGCAAGGCACGTATTGTCTACACTATACCGGGCAGTGGAACAATTTGTAGACGCATACATAGCTGGGTGCGTGTGAATAGTCGTGCCAATAGCTATGAAGACACTGCATGTCATAATAACAACACTAATACTTGGATTTTTGTCGATAAATATTAGTCTATGAAAATTACATTGGCTGATAAATTTATCGCATATCTTGCATTACTGAGTGGATTAACAATATCTGCAGTGGCCATTTGGTACAGTGTAGAAGGGTTGGTTAGCATTTTTGCGGCAGCGGTTACTCCTATTATTGTTATGGGCGTTGCATTAGAAGTTAGTAAACTTATTGCCACAGTATGGCTTAAAATTAATTGGACTCGTGCTCCTATCTTTATTAGATTATACCTACTAGGTGCTATTGCGGTCTTAATGGTTATTACATCGATGGGTATCTTTGGATTCCTAAGTAAGGCACATAGTGATCAAAGTTTAGTGTCAGGCGATGTACAAAGTAGGATAGCAATCTATGATGAAAAAATTAAAACAGCCAAAGAAAATATTGAAGCCAACCGCAAGCAACTTAAACAAATGGATGAGGCGGTTGACCAAGTCATGGGTCGCAGTCAAGATGAGAAAGGTGCCGACAAAGCGGTTTCAATACGCAAAGCTCAGTCTCGTGATCGCAGTGCGTTGGCCAAAGACATTGAAGCCAACCAGAAGCTTATTGCATCTCTTAACGACCAAGCCGCACCTATTCGAGCAGAAGTACGTAAAGTAGAAGCTGAAGTAGGCCCAATCAAATATATTGCGGCATTTATCTACGGCGACAATCCAGATACTAATGTATTAGAGAGAGCGGTAACTTGGGTAATTATTATTATTGTTTCGGTATTTGACCCGCTGGCAGTTATTCTATTGTTGGCTAGCCAGTACAGTTTCCAATGGTTTCGCAAAGCTGAAGAAGAGCAACAAGCACATGGTGACAGCCTGACTACGGAGAGAGAAAACACCATAGTTGTTGACCCCACAGTCACAGAAGTGCCAGCATACGAACCTGACAATGGGCCACTAACGGATAGCCAGATTACACAGATTAAAGAATTAGTAGTTGAATCAAAAGTAGAACCAATTCCGTGCAATCTATGTGGTACTACATTAGCAGTTGTTCCGGGTATCGGATTATTCTGTCCAAATAAAGAATGTGGAGTTATTGAAGAGCCTGTAGAAGAAACTCAATTAGAATTAAATTTTAATACACCTATTACCTTTAACGAGCTTAGTCAAGCTGACATTGATAAACTAGATGCAGGTGAGCCATTAGACCAATGGAACAAAATGATCGAAGCTGCCGAGCAGGCAGTGGCCAAAGAAAAAACCCCAGAAGAAATATTAGATGAAGGATTATCTGAACCTAACAATTTAATATTTCCAGAAAATCCAGATCAAGGAGATCGTGTAGTAATGCTTATTGACCATACTCCTCGGAATTTTATTTTTAACGGAAGTAGTTGGGTTAATGCAGACTTATCTGACCCAGGCGCAGTTAGTGCATTAGACGAATTAAAAAAAAAGAGCAGCTACATAATCAAAGACCACAATCAACAGATCAAGAAGACCAAAGAGTAACCTATGTTCAAAACAGTGAACAAACTTCAAACTCTTTATGGACACGTATTAAGCGTAATGACAACTAAGTAATAGATATGAGCGAAAATATGAATCTCGGAAAAATTAATCTAATAACACCTCCCGACAAGCTGTTTAACTTGAATTTTGGGTATCTGCTAATTAAGCCAAGCACAAAGGTTAAAATGCAGTTTCAACAACTGTTAAGCCAAAGTGACGACGATGTTAATGTTTACATATACGACACCGATGAATCAAATATCGAATGGATGTTGAGTGTTAGCCAACAAGCCGATACTATCATTATTGATATTGACAACTGTGATGATATAACCAAGCAGTTTGTTAGTTTTTTACTAGCGCAACCAAATAGCCACTATTTGACTACTGATGAAATCACACCTTGGGGGTTGATCAGTCGCAATAGGATATATAACTTAGACTGGATATTAGAAGTTATTAACAAAGAAGAAGACGATAATGAATCAGATGAATCAGAGGAATCAGATGAATAGAGTTACAGGTACAGCTATCATTTTAAAAGATGGCGAAGATATCAATCGGGCACTACGCCGATTTAAAAATAAAATTGAAGATTTGGGTACACTCAAAGTTCTTCAATCCAAAGAGTTTTATGAAAAACCAACTACTGAGCGTAAGCGTAAGAAGTCGGCTGCTAAGGCTCGTTGGCGAAAGCAGTTGGAAAAAGATGCATTACCCAAGAAAATGTATTGACCTTTTAAATTAAATCTGTTATAATATAAGTTCACTATGAAAGAGCTTATATGGCAAATACAGATTTGATGATCGACCTCGAAACACTTGCAACTACACCTGATGCGTCAATCTTAACAATTGGCGCAGTAAAATTTGATCCTTTTGGAGATGATGTTAGAAATCCAAAATGTGAAAAATTTTATTGCAGGGTAGATCTTGACTCTTGTGATGCTTTAAACCTTGTAACTAATGATGCAACCGTAGAATGGTGGGCCAATCAAAGTAAAGAAGCACAGGACGAGGCATTCTCGGAGCAAGATCGAATCCCAATTACAGAAGCATTTAACCGCCTTTACAAATTTGCATGGGGCGCAAAGCGTGTATGGTCACATGGAGCAAGTTTTGACATTGTAATCTGTGAACACGTTTTTCATAAGATTGGTAAAGCAGTTCCGTGGCAATTCTGGGAAGCACGTTGCACACGTACACTGTTTGACATTGGCATCAATCCCAATCGTCCACCAGTATTAAAACATCACGCACTAGAAGATGCGTGGAATCAAGCAGTTGGTGTACAGAATGTTTTTAATACACTAAAAGCATCTACCACTAGTGCTGGACATTATATCCAACCATTTGCAAGAGAAAGATAATATGAATGATTTTGTAATTGCACTACTAATGGTGCTAATGTTTATTCAAGGTATTACAGTTGGATACATTCTATGGTCACCACTAACATCTTTCAAACAAGGACTTATTGATGGTCTATCGTTAAAATTCCTTTGGAGAAAATAATGGACGAACAAACATACGAAGTTATGGCTATCCTACAAGAGGAAGCCGCAGAAGTTATCCAAGCTGTTAGCAAATGCTACAGGTTTGGACTGGACCATTACAAGCCCGGTAAACCTAAAACTAATCGTCAGCATTTAGAAGAAGAAATTGGCGATTTATTGGCCATGATTGATATTCTACAAAAAATGGACGAAGTTAGTTTCAACAATATTGAGGCTGCTAGATTAGCTAAAATCGACAAGCTAAAACAGTGGTCCACAATTGAAATAGTTCAGGAAATGTGAGATAAATAAATTCATACTAAAACGCCGTAAGGGTTTAGTATAGGACACGGTGTCCAACCAATCTTGCTTAATTAAGGAGAAACTATGAGCAAAGTCATCGGTATCGATTTAGGTACAACAAATTCATGCGTAGCCATTATTGAAAATGGTGTTGCAAAAATCATCGAAAATTCAGAAGGCGCACGTACTACACCTAGTATTGTTGCATACGCTAATGACGAAATACTAGTAGGCGCAAGTGCAAAGCGTCAATCAGTAACAAATCCCAAAAACACAATCTACGCAAGTAAGAGACTAATTGGACGTAAGTTTAAAGAAGAAGCAGTTCAAAAAGATATCGATCTTATGCCCTATGAAATTATGGAAGCTAAGAACGGTGACGCATGGATCCGTGCTAACGATCAAGAATTAGCGCCGCCACAAATTTCAGCAGAAGTTCTTCGCAAGATGAAAAAGACTGCTGAGGACTATTTAGGTGCTACAGTAACACAGGCTGTTATCACAGTACCGGCGTACTTTAATGACTCACAACGTCAAGCAACTAAGGATGCTGGACAAATTGCTGGATTAGAAGTATTACGTATTATTAACGAGCCCACTGCGGCAGCACTAGCATATGGTGTTGACAAAGCTGACAAGCGTGATCGTAAGATTGCAGTGTACGATTTAGGTGGTGGTACATTTGACGTATCTATTATTGAAATTGCAGATGTCGACGGTGACAAACAAATTGAAGTGTTGAGCACAAACGGTGATACATTCTTAGGTGGTGAAGACTTTGATCAACGTATTATGGATTACTTGGTTGACGAGTTTAAGAAAGAAAATGCAGTTGATCTTAAGAAAGACATGCTGGCGTTACAACGTTTGAAAGAAGCCGCAGAAAAAGCCAAGATTGAACTATCTAGTTCTGCACAAACTTCAGTTAACTTACCATACATCACAGCTGATGCCGCGGGTCCCAAGCACATGAATGTGTCTATTACTCGTGCTAAGTTAGAAAGCCTAGTCGAAGAGTTAATACAACGTTCAATTGAACCCTGTAAGACTGCAATGAAAGATGCAGGTGTTACGGGCGCAGATATTGATGAAGTTATCCTTGTTGGTGGTATGACTCGTATGCCCAAGGTTCAAGAAGTTGTTGAACAGTTGTTCGGCAAGGCCCCACGCCGTGATGTTAACCCAGATGAAGCAGTTGCCGCCGGCGCCGCAGTACAAGGATCAGTACTAGCAGGAGAACGCAGTGATGTGTTATTGTTAGATGTTACTCCATTAAGTCTTGGGATTGAAACAATGGGTGGTATTATGGCCAAGTTGATTCAGAAGAATACAACTATTCCAACTAAAGCTAGCCAAACATTTAGTACTGCCGATGATAATCAACCAGCTGTAACGATTAAGGCATTCCAGGGTGAACGTGAACTAGTGCAACACAATAAATTACTAGGCGAGTTTAACCTAGAAGGTATTGCACCAGCTCGTCGTGGCACTCCCCAGATTGAAGTTACGCTTGACATTGATGCTAATGGCATCATGCACGTATCTGCTAAAGATAAGAATACTGGCAAAGAAAACAAGATTACTATTAAGTCTGACTCAGGTCTAACCAAAGAAGAAATCGAACGTATGGTACAAGATGCTGAAGCTAATGCCGAATCAGATCAAAAGGCACGGGGATTGATTGAAGCACGTAATACAGCAGAAGCACAAATTCACAGTATTCGCAAGGATATGGAAGAAGTAACAGCTGAATTATCGCAAGAGGTTAAAGACAAAGTTGACGAAGCTATTAAGGCAGTTAACGATGCAGTAGTAGCCGAAGATAAAGATGCTATTATACAAAAGCTCAGTGACTTGAGTGTAGCAAGCCAACCAGTCATTGAGGCTAAGAACAAACGCGACGAGGCTAAGAAGAATGAGACTCCAGTAGACGCAGAGTTTACTGAAGTAATTTAACACACAGACACAATAAATACACAGTGGGGTGCTCGGGTGAGGCCCTGCTTATTTCTTGCTTAATAAAGGAGAACATTATGAACACAACATTAAGCCGCATTGATACTACCGCACTAGCTCAACTGAGTAGGGCACTTGTGGGATTTGACCGTATGTTTGATACTTACGAATCTAGATTCGCTAGTCAGACATCAAACTATCCTCCACACAATATTTTTAAGTATGACGAATACCACTACGCTATTGAAATGGCAGTGGCCGGATTTAAGAAGTCTGAAATCGCAGTAGAAGTTGAGAATGATCAACTGACCATCCGCGGCGAAATACAGTCTGCAACTGATCCTAGTCGTCAATATATACACAGAGGACTGAGCAGTCGAGATTTTGAAAGGCGCATTGGCCTTACTGAGCATATGATTGTTAAAGGTGCCGAAATTCAAGATGGTATATTAACAATTAACATTGAACTTGAACTTCCCGAGGAAAAGAAGCCAAGGGTAGTTGACATTGTAGAGATTAAGTAATATAATAAGGGGAAGGAAACTTCCCCTTAATACTATATGGAGAATACTATGAGCACAACAGACGTAAAACTTGATGAAAAGATCAAACAAAAAATTGAAGAACCGCATCGTTGGAAGGTTATTCTATTAAATGATGATCACACTCCAATAGACTTTGTAGTCGGTATATTAACAGAGTTTTTTAAACATAGCCAAGAAACAGCCAAAGAAATCACAATTCAGATACATACTGAAGGTAGTGGAGTCGCCGGTGTATACAATTTTGAAATTGCTGAGGTAAAGGCAGTTGAAGCAACTAATTTAGCTCGAGGTAACGGATTTCCACTCCAGATTAAAATGGAAGAAGAATGAGCCTAAAGGAACTAACCCACGAAGCACACCGCAATGCGGAAACACAGCCGTTTGTAAAAATTTTATTTTCAGGTAAAATTAATACAAAACTATATGCTGCTTACTTAAAAAATCAGCACCCGTGCTACGAAATTTTAGAAGTGTGCGCAATGCCTCATGGGTTATTAGCAGGACTCCCTGACATGCGTAGAGCTCCATCAATATTAGCAGACTATTTAGAACTGCATAAAGAAGGCGACTTGGAACCGACAATTCTGCCGGCAACTGATCGGTATCTCAAATACATTCTAAGTATCAAAGATGATCCTAAGCGTTTAATGGCACACTTATATGTACGACATATGGGAGATCTTGCCGGCGGGCAAATGATTGCCAAACGTATTCCGGGATCTGGAAAAATGTATCAATTTACTGATCCCGATGCTCTTAAAACGGCAATCCGTGAACGTTTAGATGACAGTATGGCCGACGAGGCAAAGGTATGTTTTAAGTATGCCGAGGAAATGTTCAAAGATATGATGACACTAGTAGAGTATGTTGATGAGTAATGTTTGGGATACATTACAGGGTATTGCAACCTATTTTGAAATGGCTTTTGAGAGAACTGGAAATCCCGTTGAAGAACCGGGCATGGAACGATTTAATCAACCAGGATGGGTTAATCGTGTGTATACTAGTAATTTATATAGACGTGCCCACATTGATATTGTCGATGCTAGGGACTCAAAGGGATTATGGATGATGCACTGTTGCATCTTCCCCCACACTCACAACCCTGCCCCTATTTTTGGATTCGATGTAATAGCCGGTAAGAGTAAGATCACTGGCTGTTTCTACGATTACAGTGCCGCTGGCGACAACGAACATCCTATGCTTGAATGGTTTGCCGGGGAAGCTAATCGTTTAGATTGGAATAAAACACGCAAGCTACCCGATTGGGCTGAACGTATTTTTAGTCCAAGTATGATTGCAGCGGGCAATGTTAGCGATGAAAATGAATTGGCACAGATTTTTGCTATGGCTAAAAAGGGTGTAGATCACTATCTCAACGCCGTGGGTGAAACTAATAATACGGCATCAAGCACTAAAGATGCACAGAACTACTACTGTGAAAATCAAAAGCAAAATCCACATACCCCTAAAGTTATGGTTAGTTTAGGACTAAGTGAAGAAGATGTGCAGATTTTCATCCAGGATTGTTTGTTTCCTGAAATCCGCTAAATATTAGACTATGAGAGCAAAAGAATTTTTAACTGAAGCAGCATTAGCACCTAAAACATTCTATGTACGAGATCGGTTACAGACTTTTATTAACCGGCTTAAAAAACCCGACGAAAAATTCTTAACAGTTGACGGGGACTCTATTTCACTTAGAGCTACCCTTGAAGAATTTAAGTATCTCATTAATTTGCTAAAAACTAACTATGATGCTCAGGGCACTGTTATTAGCAATAGTAGAATGCTTAATAAGATTGGCGGAGTGCCGTTATCACAGTTGATGAAGACTGCTGATTTTGGAGGAAAATCCGGAGTAGGTGCTAGTGGTGAAAAAGCAGGTAGTCCAAATATTGGACCTACTGTAGAGGCACTAAAGTCTATGGCTATGTTTGCTAAACTGGTAACCCGTGGCAAGCCAACTATTACAGCAGAAGATGTTCAAGATATTGGTGCTATCATGGCTCAACATGCTGTGGAAGTAAAAGAGAAAGGAAAAAATGTTGCTACTACTGAAAGCAAGTACAGCAGACAAGTGTATGATACTTCTAGACAAGTAAAAGACACTATTAAAATTGAAGTTAGATTAAGCAGTCCACCGTTTCAGCGAGCAATTAATGTAAGCCCTGCAGATAAAAAAGCATGGGGTTCATTACAAGGTATTGTTAATTATGTTAATAACGAAGGCGATATAGCAAAGTACAGTAGATTATTTGCAAATAACAATAAACGTGACCCGGTAAATATTGCAGTTGTTGGCATTTCTGGTGCTAAAGCTGACATACAAACAACGTACACTAAATCTGACGGCACTGTTAAAGAATTAAGTCATATGAGCATGAGCATTAAAGCTGGTAGTTCTATGTACGATCAAGCTAGTGCTATGAACGAAGATGGGATGACTAAATTCTATGAAATTTTAGGATTGAACCCTCTTGATGCTGCTGATGCAATGCGCCATGTTGGATATGTAGGTAAACGTAAAGGTGAAGAAGATTCGCCTGAAATATCAAAACAACGTATTGCCGCAGTTAGGCAAATATACGAAATAGCAGCAACTCAATTAGAAAGCCGTATTAAATCACTTAACGATCAAGGTGAAGCTGAATACATTCATGAATTCTTGGGCAAGTTAAAAAATAGTATCCAAGGTGACGGCAAACTTGTATATGTTAACTTTGACGCCAAAGGAACATATAATAAATTAAATCCGCAATTAATTTCGTCATTAGCCCGTAACATTGATTTAAATGTTGAACTCGACTCTGATTCTAAGGCAACTCCTTACCTATATCTAAAAGATAACATTAGCGGCAAGCCTATTATGCACGTACGGTTGGCTGTCTTAAAGTCAGGGCGTATGACTAATACTTTTGAGCTGGATTATTTGCTTGACATTGTTAGCGACTCAAAGAAGAAGGACAAAGAAAAAGACAGTGCGTCTCAAGAATTGGGTGTAGCCGCAAATCCCGATGCGCAGCCGGCATCTGCCAAACCAATTAAATTAGGAACACCTAATGCAGCACCTGCCAAAGTTCCAACTAAAGCAAAAGCTACAGGAAATGCTCCACAAGTAGGCGATCAAATGGGCGCTGATCCCGAGTCTACAGAATACGGTCAAGTCTGATCAATTAAACAGCAAGTATAATTCCTCCTATTAGCAGATTAAATAATTTGCAACAGATAGGAGGAATTCTTATGAGTTGGTTCAAACACAAGCCTAGACCTAAAACACCCCCAAAGCAACGCCCACATCACTCTAGTCCTTTATCCGACCAGGTCCTTAACGAAATTAAAGAGAAACAACGCAGTATCCCTAAATCTAAGTAATGTAACACTCTTGTAATATTGCGTAACCAGTGTTACGATAAATATGGTATGAAAGCCAAAACTTATCGTAACAGTTTTAAATCGGGCACAAGATATCGTGTCGCTGGATTTGCGTAACCAGTACTAAGGGCCCAAACGGGCTCTTTTTTATGACTAAATAACTGTGGTCATTAAGTTGTACTTTTAAAAACATAAATAATATACTATGAAAAAACTATTAGCAACCCTCTTGGTCTTGTTTTCGTCAGTTGTGTACGCACAGCTACCCACTTCAACAATACCACTTCCGCCTGACATTGCTGCAATCAAGAAGAAAAACGTCTTAATTGTTGCAATGACTAAAAAAGACGTTCCTCCATTCTTCTCAGGCGACGCTGAAAACATTCGAGGACTTGACGTTGAAATTGGCCGACGAATTGGAGTACTAATAGGTGTTCCTGTTGAGTTTCGCAGAGATGCAGAAAGTTTCGCAGAGGTTGTAGAACAGGTTAGAGATGGCAGGGCTGATCTTGCTGTGAGCAAGCTATCAATCACTGGCCCAAGACTACTTACTGTGAGATTTAGTGATCCCTATATCAAACT